ACGGCATCCTCAGACAGCGCAAACGCGCTCCACGGCTGCGGAGACTCAGCGAGCACCACTCCATCCGTAGCCTGCTCATAGAACGCTCTCAGCGATCCTGCTGGCCATTCAACGTCATAGTTCGCAATGAGCCACCAAGGAGAGAACGGGTCAGCCTTAATGCCTAGATTCCATGAACCAGCGACACCGAGATTCGCAGGCATCTTGATTACCTTCGTTGACTGAACGTGCTCTATCGGCCATCCGGTAGAAGTAGTGAGCGCGTCCCCATTGTCAATGATGATCAGTTTACGAATCGGATAGTCGATTGTGTCCAGCATCCTGTAAAGGATCTCTGGGCCCTTCAAGATAGGAACGATCATGCAAGGGATCACCGCAGAGCCTCCATCGCTGGCAACCAATAATTATCAAACACGAAATCTGCGCCGTACTGCGCCACGAAGTCTTGCGCTATCTCAGATCTTCCACGGCCCCGACCGTATGCCGCTTCCATCGCTTCAATGATGGAAGGAACGCCGGGCGTAATCATCCAAGCGCGCTGCGGAGAATCCCAAAACGGCTGCCCCTCCACTAGCCAGCCATCGCCGAGAAGCTCGGGAGATGCGCTCGCATTCGTGCAGATGACCGGCGTTCCGCAGGCCTGCGCTTCAATCTGAGGAACGCCGAACCCTTCACCCATCGAACAGATCAGCAACGTATCCATAGCGCTATAGATCGCAGCGAGGAGATCGTTACCGATACCTGAGCGATAGACGTACTGATCAACGAAGACGATCTGCTCATCAGGAATCCCGCATGCGGTAGCAAGCTCGCGCAGGTTGATTCCTCCCATGCCGCCGCGATCCTCCGTGTGAATGTAGAGCACTGCATCTTCATGATGCTTAGCGAACATTGAGAAGGCTAGGAAGGTTTCGGGAAAGGCCTTGCGAGGAGGGTAAGCGCCTTTGTTCGCGCTGACCATTCCGAATACAAAACGATCTTCAGGAATACCCATGAACTCACGCCCGGTGAGATCCTTACCGCCTGCGTTGATAGATTCTGTAGGCTTGAAGATCTTTTCAATAGCGTGCGGAACATAGAGACAATCAATGTCAGCGTTATTCAGCATTGCTTCCCCGAAGCGGCTCATCGCTATAGGAGTCACGTTCGGACGTCGGCACCAGGCCGCAACATCTGGAGGAACCGGCGAATGATCGATAGGAACCCATGAAGCGATTTGTTCCACATCGTCCCACTGAGAACCCTTGAAAATGTAGACATCGTAGAGAGTGATGAGCAATGGGTCTAGCGTTGAGTGCTCATGCCGCCATGCGTGGTAGTTCGCTACCACAACATCATTTGAGTGCATATCGAATCCGCGCGGATACTGCCTAACCCCGTGCCAATCAAGGGTAGTTCCCTCTAAACCATAATTAGAAGAGACAGCGACATGATGCCCCGCTGCTTGCAGTCTCGTAATCGTTTGCGCAGTCTGCGCACCGTAGCCGGTTCTAGCCCACGGGCTATTTGAATTCCAGAGGATCGCCCTAGATTCACTTCGCTTCTTCAGCGGCTTACTTGGCTTGCGCTTATTAGACATCGCAGATCCTTTCGCAGGTGAGACCTAATCGGGGCTCCGCACCCTGCGATAAATACGGAGCCCCGACTAGGGGCAGAGAGGGTATTACTAGGAAGCGCCGCCGATGAAGTACTTAACATGCGACGTCTGCGGAAGATCCCCATCCACCCGGAAGGTGCAGCGGAAGGTTACGAGATCCGCGCTGAAGGCGAAGTCATCCGAGCGATCCAGACGAATGCCGCCGACAGTACGAACATAGTAGGACGGGAAGTGACCGGCGATGACAGACTTCGCGCTGGTAGCAGCCGCAGCCATTGCCGGATTCTCGATGAGCGGAACACCGAGCACGCGATCAGGAGTGCTCTCCGACATCGACGGCTGGAAGACGAAGCTTCCGTTGCCGTCCTGAAGGGTACGCATAGCAGCGATGCTCGAACCCTTCGCCATGAAGCCCGTTCCCGGAAGTGCCCGAGCAGCGGGATCAAGCGAGTAGTAGAGGCTGACGAGATTCGCATAGGTGAATGCGCCCGAAACGCCAGTGCCACCAGTAACGCCAGAACCTGCTGCAGTCACGATACCGTTCGGCTCCGTCGTGTCCGTCCCGAGAGTCAAGGCCTGATTGACCGCAAAACCCAAACTGTTCCCGCAGTTCATAGCGAGAAGATCAAGCACGTTAATACCTGAATCGTTCAGCAACTCGGAACTCACCTGCGTGAGAAATCCGTACTTGAAGGCGTTCAGTGTGATAAATGCGGAGAACGTCGGATCAGACTCGCCGAGCGTTGCAGCCTCAGAATTCACAGTCCCGGTGGAATATGTTGCCAGCCGTGGAATTTGTAAATTTTCTCCCCCGGCAGTATTAAGAGTAGTTCCAACGCTGAGCATCGGGCCGACAGCGCGAGCAAGCATGATTACCTGGTCGTAAAAACTAGTCGGCACCGGGGCGCCCGTCGAAGAACGACTGATATCGCGGCGCTCGGGTGCGAACTCTGCCGAACGAATCTCGCCACGCGCAAGGCTGCGGATGGTCTCAACATCGTTGATCGACCGAGCCTCAGGAGCATTAACCGGGCGAATCTCATTCTCGTGCCCGGCCTGCGCTGCGCGAACCTCAGACTCGTGCGCAGCCATTGACTTAATCTCATCAATCATCTTCGTACGCCGAGAGAATTCCTCATTCGCACGATCAAACGAAACCCGCTCATCAACGGTCATCGCGCGATCCTCGCTCGCGCAAGTGTCCACGATTGCCTTCGCTACTTCAAGATCTTTTGCGCGCGCTTCGTACTGCGCCTTCAGAACGTCCATTACGTTATGCCCTTCGGATAGATGTTTGCCGCAGGTATTTAGATTGGAGGCGGCTCCGCATCCATCGTTAACGGCACCGTTAACGGAGTTATAAGGATGATGCTACATCAAACTTGCATCTCCATGAGTGCAAGCAACTGCTTAGCAACGATCAGAGAATTATCAGGCTTTGATTCCTTCGGCGCTAGCTGATCGACTATCCCGCGAATCAGATCAGCCTGAGCGGAATCTAGTTCAGCGCCGCTCTCTAATTGGGTTAGCGCATCCGCTAAAACCTGCTCATCTATCGCAGTACGCGCAGCGAGCTTCCTTACGGACGCTGAGGTTGATGCATACGCTGGCATTCCGGTGACGGCCGAGACCTCATGGAGGCGCACTTCTGTAAGCGTGCGGCGCATTCCATCTTCGCTCCACATATCTCCACCGCGCGGGACAGAGAAGCCGAACGACATTGAATCTACGATGCGCTGCTCTATGAGGATGCTCAGATTCCTTCCATCAGTAGTCATCGGTAGATCAGCCTCTGCTAGAAGACCTTTGGAATCTTCCTGAAGTCGCAAGGTTCCTGAGCGAGTAGAAGCGATGAGCGCCGAATCATTGTGATTAACGTACATACGAATATTGTTACGGCTCTTCAGGGTGCGAGTGAATGCACCAGGCCTGATCTGTTCAATGAATGGGAGCGGCTCAGAGTCAGAATCGAAGACAGCGGCATAACCTTTAAAAGTCATTTTGTCGCCTATTGCTCTGATCTCCATGTCTTCCACAAAATGCGCGCGAGTCTCCACTATCGTTTTCGCCTTTCTCGTAACCGGTGGCAGATCAGAAACAGTGACAGCCTTAATACCTAGCGCCCGATACATGCGGCGCATGGAAGGATTATTGTCTATTGCAAGTACGACGTCGTACTCCTCTAGGAGTCTCTGCGCCATCGCACGCTTGAAATTCAATGTGTCATCAGTAGAGCCGGGATTCATTAGCAAGTCTTCGTAATCGACTCCAGCAGCCGCTAACGCTTGCTCAGTTGCTGCACGCTCTGAATCGTTCCGACCAGTAATGATGTAGATATCTTCCTCTGACTCTTGCAGGAATTGCACCATGGAAGCGATGGGCCGAGATCCATTAAGAATCGTTCCATCAATATCAGCGATGATGACAGGCTCTCCACCGGCTATGCGCGTCATCTTTCTATCTCCCTGAATGATTGCAGCCTGCCGAGCGAACCAAGCGCGCGCTGGAGAAGGGTCCAGAGGATTAATCCCCCAAAGATAATGCGCCACTGCACCCGGTCCCGGAAATCCCTCATCATTCGCATCATTATTCTTTGAGGCTTCAAGATCGACAGCATGACGCGCGACCCAAGCATTCGTCCGAATTACTTTGTCATCAGTGATAGAACCTGAAGCCATCAGGCGCGCTTCTCGAATTGTCCCATCGGTTATGCCATCGCCTGCCTTGCCTTCAGCGAAGTATTCCAAGCCCTTAGCCGCTGCATCCTTTACATAGCCGGGGATCTCTCCCTGAATGCGCTTGCCGGAATCGTTGCGAGTAGAGCGCGGATGATCCTCAGGGAGCAAATCATTATCTGTAACGTAATTGGGATTCTCGGGCACTCCAGTGCGCAGGAGATAAAGATAGGCATTGACTCTCGCCATTGACCATTGAGCGCGACCGATGCCGGGCCGGTGAGAAGTTGAGTACGCGCCAGAGCCTCGCCGATATACCGCCGCTAGTTGTCCGTAGGTTGCCCGGGTCCAAGATGGCCGGTCACGCTCAGCCATTGAATCGTTATGCTCTGTGACTTTGTTCCTCAGCGCTGTCTCCGTTGCTGCACTGATCGCAATGTCTCCACCCGCACCGGCAGCGCTTCCCGGCTGATTCTCATCGCTTCCGGTGATCTGATCCTTTGGAGGGGCAGGAGCGCGAAGCTCGCCGCCTGGCTCCATATCCTCATTGATGGATAGCGCCACCATCTGCGCTACTGCATCATCCTTCGTGGCATGACAAGCCATCACTTCTCCATCTTCCTTTACGGTTGCCCAAACGGGGCAATCAGGAGACTGATCAGTAATGAAATATGGCATCTCTACTCATCCATTTTCTGCCGAAGGATGGCGAGCTTTAAGCCTGAAGGATCGCTGAATGCGTAGAGCGCTTCACCGCGATTCAGGTTTAGCTGGATGGTTTCGCCTACGTCGATGTGAACGCCATTCGCTAGCGTCACATCCTTATTGCCGAAGTAGATCAGCTTCGTTGTGCCCGTAGCCTGATTGTGGAGAAACACGCGCTGCGGGTTGCGATCAGCGGGGCAGACTAGTTCTGCAACCGTGCCGAGAGTGAACTGATTCTGAGAGATCGTCATGGGTACACACTCCCCGGATCGGTGGGATTAATGGATGCGACACTCTGAACTGAAGTCGGCGGGATGCCGGTATGCATGATCGCTGGCATATCAAGAGCCTTCAAGGATTCCGCAGGATCGAAACCCGCCATGATCAACCGAGTAAGCATCTGAGTCTTTCGGTCAGTCTCAACGATGTTCGCGGCTGCGAGGTTGACGTTAGCCAACGGCACGCGGTACTCATCGCCGCCATCGGCGGGCGGCATATCTTCGAGCCGGTGAATGTCGTTCACGGAGAGGAACCCGGCGAGCTGGCCGGTTGAGTAAGCAGCAAAGCGAGTCTGAATGTCACCGCGAAGGATCGCATCCAGATTGAACTTCACGAAGGCAGGCCCGGGAAGAAGCGATGATAAGGCGGTTTCAAACTT